GCAGACCGCTTATGACCGGATGGTTGAATTCGCGCTGCGTTCGCAGCCGCTCTTCCGCCAGGTTGCTGACAAGAAGCCCGCTGAGCAGGCTATGCCTGGCTCGTCCGTCGTCCTGGAAATCTACCAGGACCTTGCCCAGGTCACCTCGACCCTGACCGAGACTGTGGACCCCGATGCTGTTGCGATCGGTAACCCCTCCACGGTGTCCATCACCCTGAACGAGTACGGCAACACTGTTCTCCAGACTCGTCTGCTGAACCTCTTCTCGTTCACCGATGTCGCTCCGGCTATTACCAACCAGGTCGCCTACAACATGGCGAACTCCATCGACCTTGTGGTCCAGAACGTTCTGCGTGCTGGCATCACCAACGTCATCATGGAGAATGGTGGTGCTCTGGTTCCGTCCGGCGGTACTATCACGAACATTGTCGGCACCGATGTGCTGAAGTCTCGTGACGTCCGTGCTGCGGTTGCGCAGCTCCGGAACAACCAGGCTGTGCCGAAGAAGAACTCCCTGTACTACACTGCTATCCACCCGCTCGTCTCGTACGACCTCCGGTCGGAGACCGGCGACACCGGATGGCGTAAGCCGCACGACTACTCGGCTCCCGGTTCCATCTGGGCAGGCGAGATCGGCGAGTACGAGGGTGCGTTCTACGTGGAAACCCCGCGTGCGTTCTCGGCTCAGGCCGGTAACGGTGCTGGAGCCGGGCAGATCCGTGTCTTCAACACCTACGTCCTTGGCCAGCAGGCCCTTGCGGAGGCCCTCTCTGAGGAGTTCCACGTGGTCTTCGGTCCGGTCGTGGACAAGCTGATGCGCTTCCGTCCGGTGGGCTGGTACGGTGTGGCCGGTTGGTCCATCTACCGTACTGCCGCCAGCCAGATGATCCAGACTGCCGCCACGTTGCGCCAGACTGTCTAATCCGAGAGGTTAGTCATGCCCACCATCAACCAGTTCACTACTGACAGCGGGACAGATGTCCAGGCGATATTCACGCTAGGTGCTAACCCGGCAGTGGGGGACCTGATGGTGGCATGGCTCGCCCTGGATACTCCCCTGAGTATCCATGCTCCTCTGATCAGCACCACGAACGTTCAAGACCAGTGGGTGCCGTTGTTCGGCACTCAGGATGGCCAGCAGCAGAACCAATTCGGTGAAGGTTCTCTGAGACTGTACGCCTTCTACAAGACGGCGAACATCACAGACTCCACTACTAACGAGTTCACCTTCACTTTCCTACCGTATGGGGATCAGTCAGGTCAGCTTGGAATTCCCCAGTATCCCACGACTGACTTCGTGGGAATTATGGCAACGTACAGGTCCAGTACCACGGGCTACGCAGGCCTGGACACAGCTTCACCTCAGGCACATCGTTCCGGATCTGGAGGTATCCAGTTCGGACTCCCCTCAGTGGAAACCAATGGGGGCAGTGACGTGTTCTGGACCGGCGTTGCAGGACTGAACATGGGAACTCCGTCCCTGACTGACCCAGCGGCGACTGTGGTCGCCTCGACAACTGTAGCCAATCCGGTGTACGAGTCTACGCCTCTGGCCCTGTACCTCTTTGGGAGCCCGTACAGCGGCTCTGAGTACCCTTTCAAGGTGCGGACTACCCAGACGCCAGCCTCGATCCAGACGGGCCTCACAGGCCTTCAGGACGCCTCTAACTGGACCTACAACGGACCCTTCGTCCGAGAGGGATATCCGTACGAGGGTCCGGACCAGATGCTCATCCTCAGGTATCCCTACCATTGGGCGTACACCGTGCTGAGCACGGCAGGTCAGCTCATGATTGGCCGGTTCTTCTCGCAGGATCAGTTGGCAGCAGCCGACATCGTGTACTACCAGAACCAGCTTGTTGCCGAGACGGACAGGGACAACATCCTTGCCGCCGGTATCGGCGGAGACTTCCGCCCTTCTCTGCAAGTGCCAGGACAATATATCAACCCCTGGAAGTATGTACCGATTTAAGGAGTACCATGGCTAAGCCGAACAAGAACGCCCCTCTCGGTGAGGGTGGTCGTTTCGCCGCCGTGGCTAAGGCTGCTGGCGGAGGTAAGAAGGGTGCGGCTATCGCAGCCGCTGCGGGTCGTGCGAAGTACGGACAGAAGAAGATGACGAGCTTGTCCAAGAAGGGCAAGAACGACGCCAAGAAGGGTAAGTGACATGGCTGGAGAGGCCAAGGTTGACCGGGGAGAGCAGTCCGGCGGATATGTCGGAACCATCCACGGAATTAACGGAGACAATGGCGGTTCCGGTACTCAGCATGTGCACCCGAACCCGCCGCCGAAGGACGGCGCTAAGACAGATCAGGGCTTCGAGCAGGGTTCGCACAAGCTCCAGTCTCACGCGAAGGCAACGGGTGACGCGAGTGGCCACCACCAGAAGTTCGACTAAGCAGGCTTCACCTGACCTTGTCGGAGACAATTTCGATCCTGGTGCTATCAGGCACTCGGAGTCTATTCCTCGCCTTGAAGGTTCCGGAACGAAGTATACTTCAGTCGAGGGTGACAACCATGAAGAGCCCACTACCGGCTCACACCAACTGACCTACCCAGCTCACGGATAAGGATGCCACTATGGCACGAGACAACTACGGCGCCTATGAGGCCAAGGGTTCTCCCCTCGTGCCCATGGAGCCCGAATGGGGCGACCCGGACAAGGGTAGCGCCAAGCTTCAGCAGGTGATGGACAACTACTACGTGGACAAGACTCACCCGAATACGTGGAAGTCTGACTCCGACGCTTCGAATCCCAACCGGCGCATCCCGAAGGGATACGTTCCGGAGCTGAACCAGTATGACCCCTATTGCAACTACGACGGCTACGAGGGCGGCAACAAGGTTCTCGTCAACTGGGACGAGTACAAGCAGGCCGAGAGCTCTGTTCTTGCTATACCGGTTGTGTACGCCGAGGACTGCCAGACCATTGACGGACAGAATGGCAAGGAGAGGATTTAATGCCTACCGGATCTAACATCGTCAACCAGCTGACCAATGTTACGACTGCTCCCGCTACGGGTGTGGGTGCGCTTACCACCATATCCTTCGGCGGGTCTCAGGTATTGCAGGCCGTTGCCAACCTCTATTTGGACGTCACCCTTTCTGATCCTACCAACACTGGTGCGCCCGCTACGTTTGAGGTGCAGGTGTTCGGTAGTATCCAGGGTGCAGACAACCTCCTTGCCTCGATCACACAGGCGGGACTTACCACGGTGAATGCACCTTCACCGATTACCTACTGGCGAGCTGACCTCATCTCTCTGTCTGGTGGAACGGCTCCGAAGATCTCAGTCAACGGCGTGGCAGGTGAATGATGCCTAGACGACGTAGAGGCGTGAACTGTTCAGTCGGTTGCCCTACCAAGAGCCACTTCACCTTTGGTGAGTGCCTCCGAGACAAGGGTGTTGGTGCCATCGGCTACAAGATTAGCCGTGGCCGAGACGATCTGAACAAGACTGACCGCGAGCTCAGCGCCTTCCGGGACGCTGTGAACCAGGGTGTCATGCCTGACGGCACCACCAAGCAGAAGGTGGAAGATGCCATGATCCTGTCCAATGAGATGGGAGCTGCCTATGGAGAAGACTTCATGCGGGCTGCTCCGCTAGGAGATATCTGATGTCTACTGTGCAGAACCTGGCAGGTGACTCTGCCAATGTTGCTAAGGGTACCGACCCTTCTAGCAACCACTTGCTCGCCAACACAGGCACTGTGAATGCCGTGTTCTCTCTGAACGGCGCTACTGGCATTGTCAATGGTGCTACCTGTGACTTCGGTTCTTCGAAGAAGACCATCAGCTTCCAGATCGTTCCTGCTGGAGTTATCACTGCTGGTGCGGTCACCCTTCAGGTGTCCTCGGATAATGTAACATGGTTTACTCTGCCTGTCGCGAGCGCACAGACTCCTCCGGATGGACTGGTTACTCTTGGTCCGACTGCGGCAGCTAACCCGACCACTCTGGCCACTGGTGTCCAGCAACTCATGTGCACCAACATTGCGATCGCAGTCCGGTATGCTCGGGCTAACGTTTCCACTGCTGTCACTGGCACAGGTGCCAGTGTGTCTGTTCAGATCTCCGCAGCCTAAGGAATACCATGGCTACTCTGACGACATCGACATTCCTTGATCTACAGAACAGGGTCAAGTCTCTGCTGTATGGTATCACCTGGGACCAGGAGCAGTACACCTACCTCACCAACAGCATCGGTGCGTCGGACACTACCATTCAGGTCAACGACGCCAGTCAGATCAGCCGAGGGCTGATCGAGATTGACTCCGAGCTGTTGAACGTGCAGTCGTTCAACACGGCTACGAACACGCTAACTATATTCCCCTTCGGCCGGGGGTTCTACGGCTCGACGGCTGCCACTCACGCGGCCAATGCTTCGGTCATCAACAACTCCAAGTTCCCGAAAATTCGGGTGCAGGAGTGCATCAATGACATCATCAACGAAGTGTATCCGACTCTGTTCGCAGTGAAGACGGCAGAGTTGAACAAGATTGCGGTGCAGTACGGATATCCTCTGCCGACTGATGCCGATGAGATTCTCAATGTGAACTACGCAGTCATCGGTCCGTCTCAGATCTGGCCGAGTATGCGCCGTTGGCGCTTCGACCCAAACGCAGATCCGAGCAACTTTCCGACAGGGAAGGCTATCCACCTGCTGGAGGAAGTCACCCCAGGTCGTATTATGCGGGTGACCTACATTGGTCAGCCGTCCAACCTGGTGAATGACACGGATGAGTTTGCCACTGTCACCGGCTTGCCAGAGACTGCCAAGGACTGCATCGTGTATGGCGCTGCGGCCAAGCTCATGGTGGCCTACGACGCTGCGCGTCTCCAGATGGACAGTGTGGAGTCTTCCGAGCGTGCCTCTCTCACCCAGCCTACCAGTGCTGCGAATACCAGCAAGTACTTCATGGCCATCTATCAGGAGCGCCTTGACCTTGAAGGCAAGAAGCTCCGTGACCGCTACCCGACTTACGGGACTCAGATTAGCTAGGAGGTATCATGGCTGGTCCTGGACAAGCCAGGTTCTACAGCAGCACATTCGTCCAGACGGCTATCACTGGCGGTGGTATCGGTCCGTCGTCTACTTCGTTCAATGTTGGTGTCACCACTGGTGCCCCCGGCACCCCGTTCGTCATCTCGGTTGACCAGAACACTGCGTCTGAAGAGCTC